GACGCTGTCGCCGCTCGTCTGAACCGTACTTTCACGAGTGCGGAGGACGAGTGGGTCACCACACTGTTGGTGGACGCTTCCGCGTACCTTCGGTCGGTTATCGGGCAGGACGTTTACCCGACGACTGTTTCGACGTTCACGGCATGGCCGGATGCTGGGCGGGTTGATTTGCCTCAGTATCCGGTCGTGTCCGTGGATGCGGTCGAACGGGATGCGGTCGCTGTGGAGTACACGTACCGGCCCGGGTATATCACTGTGTCGTGTGATGACCCGGTGGATGTGACGTTCACGTGGGGTGTCGCAGAGGCGCCGCCTGTGCTGGTGTCGTTCTCCGCGGTTCTCGTGTCGCAGGCGATCCTTGCCGTTGAGACGGGGACGGGGCTCACGTTCGGCGGGCTGTCGTCCGTCGCGCTTGACGATTTCAGGGCTGCGTTCGCGGATGGTGGGGCGCAGTCGGGCATGGTGCTCCCGGAACCGCAGCAGGCGCTTATTCGCCGCCAGTTTGGTCGTGGTGATGTGACGGTGGTGGAGACCCGGTGAGCGTCCTCGGCCTGGGCCGCAACTTCGCTGAGGCACGGATGACGGACACCGTGCTAATCACCCGGGAGTCGGAACCTGTCTTCGATGAGGAGACGGGCACTTACACGCCTACAACGGTGACGGTGTACAACGGTCCCGCCCGTCTGAAGCTCTCCTCGAGCGTTGTCGGGTCAGTGGACGCGCAGGGGCAGAACCTTGCAGCACAGACGCCCCGCCTGGACCTTCCCGTCGCTACGTCGGGCGGTGTCCACGTCAACGACTCGGTAGAGGTCACGGCATCCGTGAATGACCCGGCGAGCGTGGGCCTGCGGCTGAACATCGAGGGCGTGTTCTTCCAGACCGATGCGACCGCCCGTCGTTTCCCGGTGGAGGTGCAGTCGTGAATGTTCGGATGATCGTTTCCGCGGGTGAGTACGTGATCGCCATGCGGCAGGCGTTGCTGCTCGCGTCGGACTTGACCGAGGAGGCTGACGATGACGACCTTTGACTTCTCGGAACTGTCCAAGCTGGCCGCGGATCTCGGTGCGGTGCCGGCGAAGGTCACCGCCAACGCGAAGAAAGCGGTTGAGGTTACCGCCCGTCACGTGAAGGACGACTGGCGCGACCCTCTGAAGCAGTCTGAGCGCATCCCTCGTGGTGCACAGTCCGTCAGTTACGACGTCGGTGTCGGCCCGGACGGCATCACTGCGGAGATTGGCCCGGAGATCGGTGGCCCAGGTGCGCTAGTCGGCATGCTCGAATACGGTACGCCGACGACACCGCCGACCGGTTACGGACACAGGGCATTGCAGGTGAACGAGGCCGACTTTATCAAGGGTCTCGAGATCGCAGCGGGGGACATCCTGTGAGCGCCGCGGGTGACGCGGCCGTTCTCGCCCGCCTTCGGTCTGATTCGCAGCTCGCGAACGCCGTCTATGAGGGCACGGTGACGGACCCTCCCGCGCGTTACGCGTCGGTGTTTGCCCCGCTGGGTGCTGATACCTCGGATCGGCTGGGTGGCCCGTCGAACGTCAATGACACGACGTACACGATCCACAGTGTCGCGACCACGGTCGAACAGGCCAAGTGGGTTGGGCGTCGCGTGGTCGGGCTGCTGACGGACTACGTCATCCCCGACGTTGGCCGGCTCACCCATCCCGTGTCTCTGCCTCCCCGTCTGGACAAGGAAGCGAACCCGCCTCTCTGGTACCTCGTCGACCAGTTCGACCTGACCCACTCATAAGACTCCCTCTGTCTCCCAGAGGGCAACCCAAGGAAGAACCCCGGTTGTCGGGGAGAAGAAAGGACTGAACATGGTTGATGTTGCTGACGTTGTTCCCGCCGCGATTGATGTCAAGGGCAACCTTGTCATCTGGTGGGTTGAAACCATCGCTGACCAGGACGCGCCTTCGGTGGCGGGTGAGATGGATGACGCGACCACTTTCCGTGTCACGCACTCGTTCACCCCCGGTGGATTCGCGCTCGACGCCGACCAGGTCGTGGACACCGATTCCCGTCTGGGTCTCGTGGTTGACCTGGAGGCGCTGGGCATCCGTACCGACACGCTCGGGATGCTCGAGTATGTGGATTCCACGGGCGCGTCGTCCGCGGCGGTCGTGCTGAAGCCGACCCCGCCCGCCACGTCGAAGTCGGGTTTCTTTGTGATTCGCCGCAACGTGTCGAACGCGACGGTTGCGACGGCCGCGCAGAAGGTTCTGGTGGTCCCGGTGACGCTGGGTTCGCAGATTCACCCGGTGCAGGCGGATGGGAAGTTCCTCATCAAGCAGCGCGCGTCGATCACTGGCCCGATCGTCGAGGGTGTCCTCGCGGCCTGATCCATCTCCTGACCCTGGGGTTCTCACCGTGCCCCAGGGTCAGGTTCTACCCTCCACGGTGAAGTAAACGGTGAACAGAATGAACTTCAAGGAACAGTTGGCCGCGGCTCGTGCTGCACGGCCATTCAAGGATGTGGTGGTTGTCCTCGACGGCGCCGTGTCTGCTGAGCGTGAGCGTCTGGAAAAGGAACTCGAAACGGCTGCTGCCGATACCCGCCTTGCGTCGTTGTCGCCGGCTGACGAGATTCAGAAGCAGCTTGACGAGCTCGAGGAACGGTCCGCCGATTCCCTCCTCACCATCCGTCTCACCCGTCTCCCGGGGCGTGACTGGTCGAACCTGACGTCGAAGTGCCCGGTGCGGCCCGACGTTCCGATTGACCGTCACTACGGGTACAACTATGACGCTGCGTGTGAAGCCGCCGCGCGGTACCGGGACACGTCAAACGTGGCGTACGGTGCACGGCTCGAGGACGGCGAACCCGTCGACATTAGCGACGACGAGTGGGGTGACCTGTTCGACGTCCTGTCTGGTAGCGACATCGGCAAGATTCGTGATGCGGTGTGGTCGCTGAACGAGTATGAGCCTGAGCAGCGTCTCAATGCACTGGTAAAAGGCTCCGGGGCAGCGTCGCGCTCCGTCAGCAAGTAGCTTTCGCCGCGCGCTCCGGGATCGCCCCACGGCGACTCTGGGGGTGGGAGCCACGAACGTTCTACGAGTACGACGACGACGGGCGCATGATCTCGTCGGTGTCGGAGCCAGAGTGGGACGACGAACAAGTTGACCTTGTCATCGCGGAGCAACTGATCCGCAACCTCACAGGACCAAACGGCGAGTGGATGCCAGACGCCACGAACGACGAACTGTCCGACCCGAACAGTTACTCCGGTCAGCGACCCCTCGTCAAAGGTCCGTTCACCAACTGGTACGAGAAGGCGCGCCTTGACGAGCAGGACGCCTACCGGAAGCAGATGGGTGAGAACGCGAACATGAACGGCGTGTACTTCACCGTCGAGAAGTTCGAGTACTAGAACTCGTCGGCATATTCGTCGCAGTACGCGACCGATGCGGCCCCGGCGACACGGCCCGCTTCGGCGGCTGTCATCCCCGTCTCCTTAGCGATGCGGATGAACTCTGTGAGCCCGTCGCCAAATCCACGGTCTTCGAGGATGTCGCAGACCTGACGGCCGAGTTTCGTGAGGTCTGCGACCCCTGCGTCGGCTAGCGCCGGCACCTCACGAACTGCGGCCACGTATGCGTCATCGACGCTGGGCGCCGCACAGCCCGTAAGTAGCAGCACAGGTAACAACACGGCGAGGACGCGCTTCATGGCGCTGACTCTAGCCGCGATGTCGGAGGGGGTCGATAGGCTGTTATGTGATAGACCCCCGCATCTGCGGAAACAGACCGGGGGCGTGACCAACTCGGATGAGGAGTTGATATGACCAATTGTACCTGCAACGTCGACAGTTGTGAGCGACCGGTTCTGGCCCGGAAGATGTGCAGCACGCACTACAGCCGGTGGTACAAGTCAGGCGGCAAGGTTCGCCCGAAGGCGTTCATCTCCGAGAACGAGCGCCGATGCTCCCGGTGTACTGAGGTCAAGCATCCGGCCGAGTTCTATTCGGAGACGAGCGGATGGTGCGCGGACTGCAACAAGGAAAACAAGCGCTCCGCCTACGTCGCCATAAACCTTCCCCTCCCAGCCTGCTACTGCGTCGAGTGTGGCACGCAGTTCAGGCCGTTTCGACGCACGGCGTACACGTGCTCGAGTGCGTGCGCGGAGATGCGGCGCCGGCGGTTTCAGCGGATCGAATCTCCCGTCACGCGTGCATTGCGGAAGTTGGCTACGGTCGAGGTCGTGGACCCCGCGATCGTGTTCGACCGGGACGATTGGATCTGCCAACTGTGCCACACGGACATCCCAAAGGATGCAGTCTGGCCAGATGTGATGAGCGCCGCGATGGACCACATCAAGCCGATTAGTGCGGGCGGCGATCACTCTTACGCCAACTGCCAGGCCAGTCACCTCCGGTGCAACGCCAGCAAGGGCGCCAAGTACGACCCAATTCAATAGCGAACAAGAACGAGGTTGAAGGGCATCCGAGAGGGTGCCCTTTTCTCGTAGACGGAGGTCACCGTGGCAGACAGAACGACCAAGGTCACCTTGATTGCGGCTGTCGGAAGCTATATCTCCGACATGCAGAAGGCCCAGGCCGCTACGGCAAAGGTTGGCACCGAAGCCGCCGAGACTGCGGCGAAGCTTGAGAAGCAGCACCAGGCCATGAGTGAGGTCGGCGCTGGTATCGCGGCCATTGGCGCGGTGGCGGCGGTCGCCTTCGGTCTTGCCGTTGCCCGCTTCAGCGAATTTGACGCCGCCATGTCGAACGTGCAGGCGGCGACGCAGGAGACCCGAGAGAACATGGGCCTGCTGCGTGATGCGGCGCTCGAGGCTGGTGCTTCGACAGTGTTCTCTGCCACTGAGGCGGCGAACGCGATTGAGGAGCTGGGTAAGGCCGGTCTGTCGACTGAGCAGATCCTTGGTGGCGGGCTGGCTGGTGCGTTGGATCTTGCTGCGGCTGGTCAGCTTGAGGTTGCTGAGGCGGCGGGTATCGCTGCTATCGCGTTGAAGCAGTTCAACCTTGAGGGTGAAGACATCCCGCATGTGGCTGATCTGCTGGCGGCTGGTGCTGGCAAGGCTGTCGGCGATGTGCAGGATCTCTCTGACGCGCTCGGTCAGGTGGGTCTTGTCGCGAACGGTGCGGGTCAGTCCATTGAGGACACCACGGGCACGCTGGCTGCGTTCGCTGATGCGGGTCTGCTGGGGTCGGATGCGGGTACGTCGCTGAAGGCTGCGCTGATCGCGTTGCAGGCGCCCACTGATAAGGCCCGCGGGATCATGGAGGAGTACAACCTTTCCTTCTATGACACCAACGGGCAGATGCTCGCGTTCGATGAGATCGCCGGGCAGCTCAAGGGGAACCTTGGCACGCTGACGGATGAGACCCGCAACGCCGCACTCGCTCAGATTTTCGGCAACGACGCGCTGCGTGTTGCGAACGTCCTATATGACGAGGGTGCTGACGGTATCCGGAAGTACATCGACCAGACGAACGATTCGGGGTATGCGGCGAAGGTTGCCGCTGACCGGTTGAACAACCTGACCGGTGACGTGGAGAAGCTGGGCGGCGCGATCGACACGGCGCTCATCAAGTCGGGGTCTGGTGTAAACGACCTTCTCCGTGGTGTGACGCAGGGTGCGACGGGCATTGTCGACGCGATCGGCAGTATCCCTGAGCCTGTGCTTGGTGTTGCCACCCAGATCACCGGGATTGTTGCCGCTGTTGGTCTTGTTGGTGGTGCGGCTCTGCTTGCGGTGCCGAAGATCGCACAGTTCAAGCTGGCACTGTCGACGCTGAACATTTCGGGTGCTTCTGCTGCTCGGGGTATTGGTCTGGCTACTGGTGCGCTGGCCCTTGCTGGTACTGCGTTCGCGATTTGGGCGCAGCGGCAGGGTGAGGCGACCGCGACGGCGTCGGAGTTCGAGGAGTCCCTGGATCAGACGACCGGTGCTGTCACTGACTACACGCGGGAACTGGTCGCGAAGAAGCTTGCAGAGCAGGGCGCTTTCGATGGTGCAAAGAACGCCGGCATCTCCCAGAAGGAACTGACTGACGCGATTCTTGAGGGCGGCGACGCTGTCGAGGATCTGCGGCAGAAGCTCTACGACTACGCCAACGGGAACCCGTTCGACCCATCGATCGCCAACTCCGTGAACACAGTCAATGCGCTGTCTGATGGGCTCGAGCGCGCTGACAAGAACCTTGAGGACCAGGCTGCTGCTGCTGACGTGTCGGCGGACAAGACCACGGATGCCGCGACGGCGTACCAGGACGCTGCGGACAAGGCTGAGGAACTTCAGTCGAACCTGCGGGAACTCATCGACACGATCAATGAGGCGAACGGGATCGGTCAGGACGCGGTCAGCACGAACGCTGCGTACCAGTCGGCGCTTGCTGGGATCAGTGACGAGGTGGACCGGCAGAAGGAAGCGTTCATCGACTTGCAGAAGAAGGCGTTCCTTGACGCCAACGGCACCCTTGAGGGTTTCGTTGGGACACTGGACGGTTTCGTTCTGACGTTGGACCAGACGACTGCGGCGGGTTCGGCTAACGCTGCGATGCTCGCGGATGTTGCGAGCAAGGCGCAGGATGCCGCTCTCGCGCAGTTTGAGGTGGATTCGGCGACTCTGGGTGCTGACCAGGCGACGGCTATCTACCTCGACACCCTCGCGAAGCAGCGGCAGGCGTTCATCGACTCCGCTACTGAGGCGGGCTACAACGCCGAGGAAGTTCAGGCGCTCGCCGACTTGGTGTTCGCGCTGCCGGATGAGAAGGAGATGAAGGTTGTCGCCGATACCGCCGCGGCGGCTACGACGATCGACGACTTCATGAACCGGTACGGGACTCTCAAGGGTTCGATTGTGTATCGGGCGACTCGTGAGGGTGCGGCGGGCGATGGTACTGCGGGTGGGTTTGCGGATGGTGGAGAGATCCCCGGGCGTCCGTCCCGTAAGGACAACGTTCTGATCCATGCGGCTTCCGGTGAGTTCGTGGTGAACACGGAGGCGGCTCAGCGAAACAAGGCGTTGCTGCATTACATCAACAGTGGTGGCCGGATTCGCGGGTATGCGGATGGTGGTGAGGTTCAGCCTCAGTACGCCGCGCCTATGCCTCGGTGGGCGTCGGGTGGTGGCGGTGGTGGGGCGAGTGTCAACGTCACGCAGAACATTGCCCCGCCGCCGAATGTGGACCCGATTCTGATCGGGCGAGCTGCGGCACACACCCTCGAGTTCGAGCTCCGGAGGAGTGCCTGATGGCGAACATTGAGGCGACGGTCGGCGGGTTGACGTTTGTTGGGCATGAGGGTCCGGCGACGTACACGATTGCTGCGGATGGGTTGAAGGGCTGGTTTGTGGGTGGCACGTCGATGCGGCGTGAGTATGTTGACCGCCCCAACCAGCCCGGTCAGTTCTCCACTCCTGGGTATCTGTCTGGGCGGCTTGTGGAGATCACCGGGAAGGTTCTGGTGGATGACGACGCGGTGGCGTTTGAGGACGCGTTGGATGCGTTGGATGCGCTGCTCGAGGACGGTGGTTCGGACACTCTGACGGTGACGACTCCGAAGGGTGCGAAGACGGCGACGGTGTTCCGGTATGGGGAGCCGCAGTTGCGGATTCTCGTGTACGGGTCGGTTGCTGAGTATCAGATCCAGTTGTGGGCGCCTGATCCGGAGAAGGTGGTTGTTCCGTGACTTGGTCGTACTGGTTCTGTGACACGTTGACGGGTGAGAAGCAGCTTGAGGTTGAGCCGGCTGGGGGTTCGTGGTCGCGCCGGCTCAATGTGACCCAGTCTGGTTCGCATGTGTTCTCGTTGGGTGATCGTGCGTTGTCTCGGGCGACGTGGCGTGCGTTGACGGAGACGTGGAACCGGGTTCTGGTGCAGTGCTGGGATGACGTACCGGTGTATGCGGGTGTTGTGACGGGGCGCCCGTATGACCGTGATACGCAGATGTTGACGGTGCAGCATACGGATATTCGGTCGTGGTTTTCGTACCGGTACCCGTTTGGTGTGGCGGGGTATTCGGATGAGTCGCTGGTTCCGGGGAATCTGACGATCACGTCTAAGTCGCTGGTGTCTGCGGTGGGTCTCGTGTTGGATGCCGGTTTGAAGGGGCCGATTGGTGCCCCGTACGCCATCTACCCGCTTCCCATCACGCTCCCGTCGCTGGTGGAGTCTGGGTCGTTCTCCGCGGTGTATGAGAACTACAACTTTCAGCGGGTGGCGGACATTCTTGATGATTTGCAGGGGTTGGATGGTGGGCCGGATGTGGAGTTCGCTCCGCAATGGTCTGGGTCGGACACGCTCGAGTGGGTGACGCGTGCGGGTGCGTTGACTGGTGGCACGTTCGACTTTGACCTGACGGCTGCGAGCTCGCCTGTGTCGTCGTACAGGTCGTCTGAGGACGGGTTGAAGCAGGTCACGGGTGTGTTCGGTATCGGGCAGGGTTACGGGTTGACGATGGCTGTGGGTGGTACGGCGAATGCGTTGCCGTATGTGATTCCGGCTCGGGACACGACGTATCCGGTGAAGATGGCTGCGACGCCTGGTGAGGCTGGGGATCTTGCGTTTGCGCGGGTCCAGAAGTACAAGTACGCGACCGTTCAGCCGGAGCTCACTGTTCTGGCGACGGAGGTGTCTCCTACGGATCTTGTGCTCGGTTCCACGATTACGGTGACTGATTCGGATGACCCGTTCCTGCCTGATGGGCCTACGGATTTCCGCCTGATCGGGTTGTCGGGTGGGGTTGGGGATTCTTTGACGCTCACTATCGAGGAGGAGTTTGTCTGATGGTTGCTATCGACAATCCTGGTAGTGAGATGGCCGACCTGATGCGGCGTGTCCGGTTTTTGGAGACGCAGTCGGGTGCGGATGGTGCCGGGTTTGGTGGTGGGGATAGTTCTCACCCTGGTACCGGGGCTAACTCGGTTGCGTTGGGGCCGGATGGTGCGGCGGCGTCGGAGGCGAACACTGTAGCGCTCGGGCGGTCGGCGGACGCTGCCGGCTACAACGCGACCGCTCTTGGGCGGACATCGAAAGCCTATGGGAACGACTACTCGACGGCGGTTGGCGCGTTCACTTGGGCTGATGAGGACTGTTCGACCGCCGTTGGTGGGGCTGCTTCTGCGCAGGCGGTAGATAGTACGGCTCTGGGTTTCAACACGCTCGTCGCGTTTGCTCATACTCATTCCACTGCGGTGGGTGCTGACGCGGAGACGACTGCGGCGAATCAGGTCCGTCTCGGAACAACGGCTGACACCGTTTCAGTTCCGGGGAATCTGACGGTCGCGGGTACGTTCTCGAATCCGTCTGCCCGCTGCTTGAAGACGAACATCAAACCCGCGCCGGTCATGCGCGACGTGTTCCCCGAGGTGTTCGAGTGGGAGTACATCGAGGGTGACGGGCGCCGGCAGATCGGCCCGATGGCGGATGACCTTGTGGGTACGGATGCTGAACGGTTCCTTGTCCGCGATGACGCTGGGGAGCCTGCGGGTATCGACAAGATCGGGCTGCACACTGCACAGATCGCGGTTCTGCTGGCACGCATTGAACGTCTTGAAGAGGAACTGAGGGGTCGAAATGGCTGATCTGGATCTGTCTCCGGGCGTGCTGAATATCAGTGGGTTCCGGCGTGAGGACACGGTGTCGTTTGCGTGGACGGTCGTGGAGGATGGCGTGCCTGTGGTGTTGCCGACGACGGGCTGGGAGGCGCAGATCCGTGCGGAGGCGGGCAACTCGGACGACCCGCCGCTTGCTTCTATCACGGTCGATTCGTCGGACGCTGATACGGGTGTGTTCCGGTTCGTGATTGCGTCGGCCGACACGCTCAATATGCCGGATTTGTGTTTTTGGGATTTGCAGCACACGCCGACTGAGCGGACGTGGGTTGCGGGGAAGATCAAGCCGAAGGATCAGGTGACGCAGTGAGCGACATTACGGTTGAAGTTGTTGCGGGTGGGGCGCCGGGTATGTCGGCGTATCAGCTTGCGTTTGCGAACGACCCGTCTGTTGGTACTGAGGCTGAGTGGCTTGAGTCCCTTGAGGGTGGGCCTGGGCCGGCTGGTCCGACCGCCGTATCCGCAGATGACGGCAATATCGCGGTCCTTGGTTCCGATGACCTGATCTTTGTGCCGGAGTCTGGTGGCGGGGGTGCGGTTGAGTCCGTCGCCGGTAGGACCGGGGATGTTGTTCTCACCGCTGACGACATGACGGACGGCGCGACCAACCACGTGTTCACTGCCGCGGATGACACGAAGCTGGCCGGTATCGCGACCGGTGCGACCGCGAACAGCGCAGACGCGACTCTGCTCGCTCGAGCGAGTCACACTGGCACGCAGACCGCTTCGACGATCAGTGACTTCAACACTGCCGCGGACGCACGAGTGGTCGCGGGGATCACGGGGAAGCTGGACACCTCTGCGGCTCCTGAGCTCATCCGCGACACGATCGGGACGGCTCTCGTAGCCGGCCCCGGAGCAACGGTCACCCCGAATGACGGCTCCGACACCATCACCGTCGCCACCGACGCGAACGCCGCGGTTAACACTGTTGCAGCGTCCGGTTCCACGGAGACCCTGAGCGCGGCCTACCAGATGCACAAGGTCACGATGGACCAGGCGTGCACGTTCACGTTCACCTCTCCCTCGGCGGGTGCGGTGTTCGCGGTGCTCCTGTCTGGTGCGTTCACTCCGACGTGGCCGGGTTCGGTGGACTGGCCTGACGGCACCCTGCCGACCTACACGTCCCCGTCCCTGTATGTGTTTGCCACGTTCGACGGCGGCACCACTTGGGAGGGCGTGCAGTCCGGGAAGGCGTTTGCGTGAACGCTGCACTTCAGTTGCTCATGCGCCGCCCGCCCGCTGGTGCGTCGGGTCTCGTTGGCACCTACCTGACTGCCGCGGCATCAGACACCAATGGGACCGAGTTCACGTTCAGTGGTCTCAACTTCGGTACTGCTGCGGCTGACCGGACGCTTGTTGTCGGATTCGTTGGGGTCGCGGCCCCTGCCGCGGCAGTCGTCTCTGTGACGATCGGTGGGGTAGCGGCCACGCAGGTGGTTGGAACCAGCTTGACTCAGCCTGACGCCGGCATCTGGCGTGCGGCGGTCCCGACTGGAACCAGCGGCAACGTCGTCGTGACGTATGCGACATCCGCTACCCGTGTCGGTGTGGCCTTGTGGTCGGTCTACGGGACGATAGCCTCTGCAAGCTCTGGGGCTACCAACGGTGGGCCTACGACACTCAATCGCACGGTGACAGGCGCCTCGGGTGGGTTCATCGTCTGTGTCGCGGCGAACGATGCAGGAGCGTTTGCGTGGACGAACGCTACGGAGCGGTTTGACGGTACGGTCGGTGGTTTTCTCGGCGTGTTCACCGCCGCCGATGCGACAACGGTTGGTTCTACGACCATCACGGTGACGGGATCGTCCGGAAATCTCGCTCTCGCTGTAGCAGCCTTCAGCCCGTAGAAGTTCGCCGCGGACTGTATCAGTCTCTAACACGGTCCCTCTTGCACACTGTATCAATCAGTGACACAGTGAAGGGCATGACAATGACAACCACAACCACCCGGGTCTACCCGGTCGGCGCACTCCACCTCGACGACGACACCGAATGCACGTCACCCGACGTGTGTGGTCGAACCGTCTACTGGGTGGGCGGTGCCCCGCTGCACGAGTTCCCTACACTGGGCGAGTGACAGTCCGGGGCACCGTTCCCTCGAAGCATCAGGCCGCGATTAGGCGTGCTGAGGTGGCGCGGGAGCGTGCTGACCGGGCGTACCGGGACGCGATCATGGCAGCCGCGAACGACGATGCGTCGATCCGTGAGCTCGCCGCGTTCACCGGCCTAGCACCGAACACCATCCGCAAGATCATCGACGGCAGCTAACCCGCCGCACCGATCAACCACTCAAGCCCCCGCATCGTCGGGGGCTTTTCTCATGCCCGAAGCGAGGCTACTCATGCCCACGTACAGCAACGGGTACATCCCCGAAAACCTGCTCGTCATCTTCAAACGGGTTGGAGCAAGATCGAC